ATTGAAGCGACTACATTATTTTGATTTCTTCTCTCAAAGCGCCAGACATGGTTGTAAAGGTCCATTTCGTCTTGTATGGTGACACACTTCTGGAGTTCAGCTGTCAACTTGTCATAGTCCAATCTTCCCTTCTTTATGTAAGCAGGCTGCAACGCTACGTTGTAGTCGAGTATGAATCGACGCTTCATTGCATTCTTGTTGTGAATTGCCTTACTTGAAAAGGTGGGTTGGTTTGTGGTTGCTACAACAAATGGAGAGCAAAACATAATTCCCTTGTCTTCAATACTTGCCATGTTCAACGGTGCCGAAGCAGTTGAGATGAGTTGCAAAAATTGAGTGTAGTCTGAACCATCGGCTTGCGATCCAAAGTCATCATAGACTGAGAATAATTGGCCAATATATCCATCGTAGTATTTGTGATCTGGGTCTGTAGGCATACAGTAGATCTGTTCTGAAGCTTGCTTTCGCGTTTCAACTAGTTTGAGTTTGAGCATGATGTGCTCAGGAATAGTTGTGGTGCTTAGAACTGACTTTCCGCAGCCTGAATCTCCTCTCAACATAATACCAATTGGTTCCATTCGAGGGATGGTTGCCAATTTACTACGCAAGATTAATTGCCAGGTATCATCTACGTCTTTGATGAACTTCCAAAGTTCTCTCTGTGTCTTGGTAATCGAGATGAGTTCTCGAATTCTCTCTGTTAAAGCGCGCGCTCGAACCATAAAGGCAAGCATGTCCACACTTTCTTTATCCGTTTCACTGGTGTTCATCGTCGTCAGTGCTCCATCCGCTCTGTACCGGTAGTAAGTATTCATTGTTGTTGTGATACTCTCTCCCAGTTCTTCAAGTTGTGCTTGGGCAGGTTTTGTCTCCTCTGAAGGTCCCATTACCCATTCAACAACAGCTTCAAAGCCTCGCTTAATAAGTTTATAAGCGTCTGTAATAGCTGGTCTAATGAATGTAAATGAAAGCATGATTCCCAAACCATGTGCATTGACTAAAGACATGCCAAAGAGTGATCCGGCGATAGTAACTACAATTGTGATTAAAGCTCCAATCCAGGGCTCTTGTTTGTAGTCAGCATCAACTGGATACTTAGACTCTTCCTTCACGAAAGCGTTCGTGAATGCATGTACAGCCTCTGATACCTTAGTTGAAATTTCAGGTACAAATGAGAGGACGATTAAGTCAAGTGCAACATCTAGGTAAGATGCTCCCTTCACAATGGCTAAAACTTTCTTTGCTAAGAATGCTGCTATGATTGTGTACTTGAAAAGTTTGAAGGCTGATTCCCAGTACTTTGCAAATTTCTTCTGAAAGGGCTTGGTGAGTTTGTCAAATCCCCATTCTGTGATCTTATCTATACAGGCATCTCCAAACTGGCTTGCTGTGTCCGTGATGTAGCTGACAACAGTCCCGATAGCAGAGCCAATACCTGAGGTGAGTTTACGAAGAAACTTAAATACCTGTTTAATGAAGGATGGCAATTCCGGATCCGAAGCAGCAGAATCAGTGTCAGGGTCGAGTGTAGGGGATGTTTCTTTAGCTTGCGCAGCAGGGGCATCTCCCATAGGACCTGGATTTTCTTCAATGTCGCCAGAAAGGAGGAGTGATTGAATAGACCAACCACACAGTTGAGGAACTGGTAGTGTTCTCTGAGGAACAGACCAGCAGTCAAAACCGTTCTCATACTTGGGAGTATAAGCAAGGGTTTTAGGACGAAAAACCTGCTCTCTTGCATGTTCCTCAACTCCCTCTGGGTCAACTCTTTGCGCAAAACAATGCGACCAGAGCTTTGGAGGGCGTCTTGGATTCTGGGGCTGCCGTTCGGTATCTGGTACGTCCAAACTTTCGATGTAGTACCAGAGGTCTGCAGACGCAGCCTGCTTTGCAGACCCTTTGGTACACCCCACTCCACTTGAGATTTTCCTTTTCTCTTCACATTCAGCTAAGATTCCAACACATTTCCATAAGGGGTTGTGATCTTCTCCGTTGTGATTGAAGTTGTAATTGACTGACCATCTAGGATTTCGGTCGAGCCATTCCTTGACTTTTGTGACAAAGTTGCAAGTCTTTGGATCTTTCTCATGTTCTTGAACGAGATCGGCATCGATGTGACGAGCATATTGTCTTCGTGGGACTCGTCGAACAGCCATTTCCACATTGCTGTGTGAGAAGTACATCATGATCTTGAGGTCCGTGGGTCCTCTGAGTTGATTCAGGACGTAAATATCAACTGTTCCTCTTGGTGTGTCATAACCTGGTGCAAAGAATGGAATGTCCATTTCAAATGTTTGTTCTTCTCCATCCACTCTAATCATGGTATTGATTGCGTTGTTGAGTGTTGGTACTGCATCTGAATATGTAACGTTGGGTCCATGTGGGTTGTAAATTGCAATGAGTCTTCCTTGATGAAATGCGGTAGAATTTATCTTGAACGTAACTTTCGTATCATAACGAGAGAGGTTCTGATAATTGTAAATGCCTGAGATGGCAAATGTTGATTCTTCAATAGCATTCCTCAAGTTGATTGCTGCAATTTTTTGTCCAACAGGTTGCACTGCATTGTAGTCAATGGCTATGATGGGATATGATGTCTCAGTAACTGGTGGGCACGTAATTGGAATGTTTCTCGTTGTTAAGCTCAAAGCTTTGCGAAACTTCACAACTTTTGATGAACTCTCTCCTGATGTCGAGAGTTGATTTCCTGGTGCTTCTGATTGTTCTGATGGATCATTTGCTGATTGTTCGACAACTTCCTTCGCTGGAATGTGGCGTTTCATGAGAGTACCTGTCATCTCTGATGCTTTCACTGGCTTTTGTTCACAAGACTCCTCACTCCTAGGCGTTCTTTGAGTGATAGTCTGTGGTCTCAGTGGTTTGAGCATGTAAAATCTGAAATCGTCATAGAGTGAATCGTAGACGTTCA